CGACAATCCGATAGACACGACCGCGGCCGTCGACCTTCTCGGTCTCGATCTCGAGGCCGGCCTTGCGGGTCTGCACCGAGATCGCCGCGCGGGTCGTGTGCGGCAGCCATCCGAAGCGCTTGGCGATCTCCTCGAGCGTGGCGCCCTTGGGCCGCTTGAGCATCTCGATCAGGGTGGCGCTCTTCGGGGTCCGCTTGCCTTTCGCCGCGGTCTGCTTGCGAGCGCGCTTGCCCCCGTTGTCGCGGGCGAGCTTGGCTTCGAGCGCCTGGAAAACCCAGCCGCCGTCACCGGCCTTGCTGGTCTCGAAGTCGAAGCCCTCCTTGGCGGCGGCGCCGAGAGCGGCGCGGGCGGCGCGCTGGGCGTTGGAGCGCTTGCTGTAGGTCTTCATGGGTTCGCCTCCTTGCGGCTGTTGCCCCCGCGAAATTCCCGCGGGCGATCGGACACATCGCTCTGCTGGGCGAACACAGCAAGTCATTAATCTATTGTTTTTGAACAGGAATCTGGAGCCGCGACATGGCCCCGCGGGGGCGCAAACCGAAGCCGACGCACCTCAAGCTCGTCACCGGCAATCCGGGCAAGCGCGCCCTCAACACAAACGAGCCGAAGCCCGAGATCGCACTGCCGAGCCCGCCGCCGCATCTCGACGACGAGGCCAAGGTCGAGTGGGGCCGTGTCGCCCAGCAGCTCTACGTGCTGGGCTGCCTGTCGAAGATCGATCGGGCAGCGCTCGCAGCGTACTGCCAGGCTTACTCCCGCTGGGCGCGGGCCGAGCAGGCGATCGCCGAGATGGCCAAGCGGGACGAGCTGACGCGTGGACTGATGATCAAGACCACGAACGGCAACGCGATCTCCAACCCGCTGGTGGGTGTGGCGAACAAGGCGATGGCGGACATGGTGCGCTACGCGGCTGAGTTCGGCATGACGCCAAGTGCGCGCAGCCGCATCGACGCGGAGGCCGCCGGACGCGCGGGCAGAGACGACCCGGCGGACAAGTATTTCCGCAACCGGGGCTGAGCCATGGCGCGCGGGCACCGCGCGGACCCGGTGGCGGCCTATGCCAAGTCGGTGCTCGCGGGCCGCATCGTCGCTGGCCCGCATGTCAGGAACGCCTGCGCGCGGCACTTGCGGGATCTGAAGGAGGGACCGAAACGCGGGCTCAAATGGGACCTGAAGGCGGCGCAGTTTGTGCTGGGCTTCTTTCCCGACGTGCTCAGGCTCGCGGGCGGCCAGTTCGAGGGTCTGCCGTTCACGCTCGAACCGAGCCAGGCCTTCATCGTCGGCTCGCTGTTCGGCTGGAAGCGCACGGACGGCACCCGCCGCTTCCGGCGCGCCTTCATCGAGGAAGGCAAGGGCAACGGCAAGACGCCGCTGGCCGCCGGCATCGGATTGTTCGGTCTCATCGCCGACGGCGAGGCGCGAGCCGAGATCTACGCGGCCGCCTCGGACCGCGACCAGGCCATGGTCCTGTTCCGCGACGCCGTGGCGATGGTCGACCAGTCGCCGCGTCTGAGCGAGATCATCAAGCAGTCGGGCGAGAACCCGGTCTACAATTTGGCGGACTTCGAGACGGGCTCGTTCTTTCGTCCGATCAGCCGCGAGAAGCGCAGGCAGGGCTCGGGTCCGCGTCCGCACTTCGCGCTCTGCGACGAGGTGCACGAGCACCCGGACCGCTACATCGTCGACATGTTGGAGCGCGGTTTCAAGTGGCGAAGGCAGCCGCTGCTCCTGATGATCACCAACTCCGGCGCCGACCGGAACTCGATCTGCTGGGAGGAGCACGAGCATGGTGTGAAGGTGGCGGCCGGCGAAATCGAGGACGACGAGACCTTCGCTTATGTCTGTGCGCTCGACGAGGGCGACGACCCGCTGGAGGACCCGTCCTGCTGGCCAAAGGTCAACCCGCTGCTGGGCGTCACCGTCACCGAGGACTATCTCGCCGGTGTCGTGCGCCAGGCCAAGGCGATACCGGGCAAGCTCAACCTGACGCTCAGGCTGCACTTCTGTGTCTGGACCGACGCCGAGGAGGCGTGGCTGCCTGCGGCGACTTGGGCCTCGTGCGAAGACGAGGCCATGCGCCTCGACGAATTCGCCGGGGAGCCATGCACGGTCGCCCTCGACTTATCCGAAGTGAAGGACCTGACCGCCATGACGATTGTGTTCCGCGACGGCGAGAAGGAGGTCACGCGCGAGGATGGCGAGACCAAGGTGCTGCCCAAGCTCGCCGCCTTCGTCGAGTTCTGGACCCCGGGCGACACGATCCACGAGCGGTCGCTGGCCGACAAGGCGCCCTATGACGTGTGGGCGGCGCAAGGCTTCCTGCATGCCCCGCCGGGGCCGCTGATTCGCCACGACCATGTGGCGCACAGGCTCTACGAGCTGTCGCAGGAGTTCGTGATCGAGGCGGTGGTCTACGACCGCTACCTGATCAAGAAGTTCTCCGACGAGCTCGACGTGATGGGCCTCGATCTGCCGCTGGTCGAGCATCCGCAGGGCTGGCAGCAGCGCCAGTCCACGGAGTTGTGGATGCCGCAGAGCATCAACGAGACCGAGGCCGCGATCCTGGAACAGCGGTTGCGCGTGGCCGTGAACCCGGTGCTGCGTTGGAACGTGGCGAGCGCCAAGTTCATCACGAGCCCTGCGGGCTTGAGGCGCTTCACCAAGCAGAGGGCGACGGGGCGCATCGACGGCGCCGTGGCGCTGGCGATGGGTGTGGGTGCCATGGCCCATGCGGCGCCCGTGCCGGTCTCGCCCTGGGAGGACCCGGACTACAGGATGGCGGTGATCTGATGTGGCCGTTCAGCCGCAAGGAGAGACGGGCCTCGCCCGAGGACCCGCGCTACGCGCTCTCGGACCCGAGCATCGTCGCCGTTCTGTTCGGCGACAGCTTCGCGAGCGAGGCGGGCGTCGAGGTGACGGCGGATAAAGCGCTGGGCGTGCCGGCGGTGTGGGCGGCCACCGGCTTCATTTCGGCGACAATCGCCTCGCTGCCGCTGGAGGTATTCCGCAGGAACGAGACGGGCGAAGAAAAGCTCGAGGACGAGCTTGCCGTCCTGCTGGGCGAGGCGGCGAACGACGAGCTGACCTCCTTCGAGTGGCGCCAGTCGGCAATGGACAACACGCTCATCGGCGGGCGCTCCTACACCTTCATCGAGCGCAACGCCGGGCGCAAGCCGATGAACCTGTGGCCGCTCGATCCGACGCGGACGCGGGTCGAGAGGAAGGACGGCAAGAAGCTCTACATCTACCGGGAGGGTCGGCGGAACGTCACCTATGCCGCGGCCGAGGTGATCGACATCCCCTGGCGCCTGGCGAGCGACGGCCTCACCCATGTCCGTCCCATCGACAGGCTCAAGAATGCCATCGGCTTGGCGATCGCATTGGAGGCCTACGCCTCGAAGTTCTTTCAGAACGGGGGCGTGCCGCCCTTGCAACTGGTGGGGCCGTTCCAGTCGCCGGCCGGTGCCAAGCGGGCCTCCGACGACATCCTGGCGGCGCTGAGGGAGGCGCGCGCCCAGGGCAAGCCGGTGCTGCCGCTACCAACCGGGCATGAGCTCAAGCAGATCGGCTTCGACCCGGCCAAGGGGCAGATGACCGAGGCGCAGCGCTTCCAGCTAGAGCAAATCGCGCGCATCTACCAGATTCCGCCGGTGTTCCTGCAGGACCTGACGCACGGCACTTTCTCCAACACCGAGCAGCAGGACCTGCACGTGGTGAAGCACACGCTGCGGCAATGGCTGAAGCGCTGGGAGCAGGAACTGAACCTGAAGCTGTTCGGAAGGGGCAAGCGCGATCTGTTCGTGAAGTTCAATGTCGACGGGCTGCTGCGCGGTGACTTCAAGACCCGCATGGAGGGGCTCGCCCGCGCCGTCCAGAACGCGATCCTCAAGCCCAACGAGGCCCGGGCGCTCGAGCACCGCGCGCCGGCCGAGGGAGGCGACCAGCTCATGATCCAGGGCGCGACGGTGCCGATCGGGTTCAAAGTTACCGGATGAAGCCCTTTCTGCTACCGTTGGGGGCGAGTTTGGGTAATGTCGATTGATGGGGCTGTTAAGCCATGCGGACTCTGTTCACGGCCTTCAGCGCCATCGTGCTCCTTGCTGCAGGATTCTTCCGTTATTTTGAGGTTCTGACCGAATGGATCGCGGTTGGGTATTTTATGTTTCATCGTGGGGTCGCCATTCCTCAGCGAAGCAAGAGATCCATTAATGTGAGCAATCACTCGCTTCAAATGGTGATCGATTTTCTCTACAGAAAACGCGATGCAATCGCTGATCTACTGCATGGCGGGAGTCCAGGAAAGGCAATTTCAAAAATCATCCTCGGTGGCGTGGTGCTGGGATGGCTACTTGCGTTGTCATGGTTCTTTTTTCGCGACTATCGATTTGTTGCTGCAAGAGAATTGATTGAGACCGTATTAGATGTTTTTCTGTTTGGAGCAACTTTTTATATCCTTCGTTATTACTATCGCGGCTATCTAAGTGACCTAACTAAAGCCAAGGCAAAGGACGAATCTGAAACGGCCACGGCTCGCACAGCAGAAGATGCCATCTTGAGCGAACCCAAGCCGAAAGACGACTATGGCGAGCCGGTAGGTCAATTCGGTGCCTTCTCGATAGGAGGATCACTTCAGGATCGTCTCCATATGGACTATTTCATCAGGCGTGGCTTGAGAGGCCAGAGTATCTTCGCCACAGTTGATGATGTTCGTGAAGAAGAGGATCATGACGCGCAAGGAAACTGGGAGGCCCGAGTTTCCCGTGGCTTCGTGCTCTCAGGATACTCTATCGTGATAGTTGGAGCTCTTCTATTCCTGGCTGGGTTCCTGCTTTCGTTAATTCATTTCATTCCGATCACCGACATCGTATCCGAATTGATCTTCCCACCTTCCATCGAGTAGATCACGAGCACGAGATTCCCAAATCTCGGGTCACGGGTGCGAATCCTGTCGGGAAGGCGGCTACCCCTGAAGCCGGAAACGGGCTTCGGGCAAAAGCCCAAATCCACTTACCTTCCGATTCTCTCAGCAGCGCAGCAAGGCTTTGCCGTGAAGTTGGTGCGTATCACTGGTACTCCGCAATCGGGAATCAAGCCAATGGCCGACAATCGCGAAATCCGCGCACTCGGCGACCTGCGCGTCGAGCGCCGGCAGGATGATGGCGGCGAGGAGTCGCGCCGCATCGTCGGCTATGCCGCGGTCTTCGACACGCCCACGGATATCGCCGGCCTGTTCCGCGAGCAGTTCGCGCCCGGCGCCTTCGCGATGGCCATCGCCCGCGACGACATCCGTGCCCTCATCGACCACGACCCGACGCTGATCCTCGGCCGCAACCGCGCCGGCACGCTGAGCCTGGCTGAGGACGCCAAGGGCCTGCACGTCGACATCGACCCGCCCGAGACGCAGGCGGCGCGCGACCTGATGGTCTCGATCGAGCGCGGCGACGTGTCCGGCATGTCGATCGGCTTCATCGCGCGGCGCCAGGAATGGGATGACACCCAGGAGCCGCCGCTGCGCACGATCCACGAGGCCGAGCTGCTCGACGTCTCCGCGGTGACGTTTCCGGCCTATCCGACCACCGAGGTCGGCCTGAGGTCGCTGGAGAGCGTCCGGGCAGCGAGGCAGCCGGAAGCCGAAGCTGCTCCACGATCGAATCGCGCGGCCCTGACCGCGATGCGCCTGCGCATGCTCCACCGGCTCCGCGAGAAGCAACTGGCGGAATAGCCACCGCCGCTAACCCCGATTCATTGCCGCCACGAGCGGCATGCCCGACCCGCCCTTGGGCAAGGCGCAAGGCCCGTCGCGAGACGCGCCATTCCCATCAGATGGAGGCCCCCTCATGGCTGATATCGCCGAGCTGCGGGAGAAGCAGAGCGAACTGCTCGCTGGCGCCCGCGCCAAGTATGACGAGATCACCGACGACACCGAGGAGTCCCGCGCCCGGGAGATCGAGGCCGAGTACGACCGCATCATGGCCGACTACGACCGGCTCGAAGAGCGGGTTAGCCGAGAGGAGGCCTATGCGGAGCGCCACGCGCGCCTCGCCGAGGAACTCGCCCGGCCCGATCCGCGGCGGCCGAAGGGGGAGGACGCCCATGTCGATCCCGAGAGCCCGGACGACGAGCTCACGCCGGAGCAGCGTCACGTCGCCGCCTTCCGCAACTACCTGCGCTACGGCCGCGAGGGGATGAGCGCGGAGGAGCGCGGCATCCTCGAACGCAATCGCATCGAGGTGCGTCAGCAGGGCGTGGCGTCAGGCTCCATCGGCGGTTTTCTGGTGCCAGAGGGCTTCATGGCCGAGCTGGTCAAGAGCCTCAAGGCGTGGGGGCCGATGCTCGATCCGGGCGTGACGCGCCAGATGGTGACCGCAGCCGGCAACTCGATCCCTTGGCCGACCATGGACGATACCTCCAACACCGGTGCGCTGATCGCCGAGAACACGCAAGTGGCGCTCGCCGAGGTGACGTTCGGCACCAAGACGCTCGACGCCTACAAGTACACCTCCGGCGTCGTGCTGGTGGCGAGCGAGCTGCTGCAGGACTCCGCCCTCGATGTGGAGATGATCGTGCGTGACGCCATGGCCGAGCGGGTGGGGCGGATCGTCAACACGCATCTCACCACCGGCGACGGCACCGACAAGCCGAACGGCATCGTGACCGCATCGGCCCAAGGCTTCGAGGCCGCGGCCGGGACGGCAATCGCCTTCGACGACCTGATCGAGCTCGAGCATAGCGTCGATCCGGCCTACCGCAGCGACCCGAGCGTGCGCTGGATGTTCCACGACTCGACGCTGAAGGCGCTGCGGAAGATCAAGGATCAGAATGACAACTATGTCTGGCAGCCGGCGAACCTGCAGTCGGGCGAGCCGGCGATGATCCTGAACCATCCCTACTCGGTGAACCAGGCGGTGCCCGAGATCGCCCTCTCCGCCAAGTCGGTGCTGTTCGGCGCCTTCAACCGATATGTCGTGCGGCGCGTGAACGAGTTCGCCATCCGCCGCCTGATCGAGCGCTATGCCGACTTCGACCAGACCGGCTTCATCGGCTTTGCCCGCTTCGACGGCGAGCTGCTGGATGCGGGCGCGGTGAAGCACCTGGCCCACCCGGCGGCGTAGTCGCCTGAAGCCGCAACAAACAGGAGCGGGGCGCCCGTCTGAGGCGCTCCAATCATTCCCCCATGCGCATCATCATGAGAACAGGACTGGCGGGCCACGGCTTCGCCTATCGCTCCGGCCAGGAGGTCGACCTCGACGAGGCCACGGCGCGGCGTCTGATCGCCCGCGGACTGGCGGTCCCGGCGCGCGAGACCTCGTTCGAGATCGCCACCGCGCCAGAGCCGGAGAGGACGGCGGCAGGCTCCGCCGGTTCGCGCCGGCATCGGCGCGCGAAAAGGTGACGGTCGATGTGGGATCGCATCCGCCCTGTCACGGCCGCTGCCGGCGATCCGGTCACCCTTGCCGAGGCAAAGGCGCATCTGCGCGTCGACTCGGGCGACGAGGACGACCTGATCACGCGTCTGATCGGTGCGGCGGTCGCCAAGGTCGAAGGGCCGAAGGGGCTTGGCATCGCGGTCATGGAGCGGCAGTGGGCGCTGTCGCTGCACGCCTTCCCGTGCTCGATCGTGCTGCCGCTCGGGCCCGTGTCGGCGGTGAACGCGATCACCTATGTCGATATGGCCGGCGCTCAGCAGACGCTCGACCCGGCCGACTACCACGCGGACCTCGACGGCGAGCCGGCGGGGATTGAATCGGCCTTCGGCAAGAGCTGGCCCGCGACCCGCAACCAGCGCGGCGCCGTGACCGTGACCTTCACGGCCGGCTACCCGGCTGCGGCGTCTGTCCCTGACGACCTCAAGACCGCCCTGCTGATGACCGTGGCTCACCTCTTCGAGAACCGGGAGACCGTCCATCTCGGCAGCAGCGCGACAGAGATCCCGGATACGGCGCGTGCCATCCTCGAGCGCTACCGCGCGGGCCGCTTCGGCGCTTGAGCCCATACCGATCCAAACGGAGTGACCGATGAAGGTAAGAGCTCTGCAGCCATTCGCGGGACCGGACGGATCGGTCTCGCCCGGCGATGTGGTCGAGGTCGCAGACAGCACGGGCGCCTATCTCCTGCGCCACGGCTTTGCCAGGGAGCATGCAGCCGCCAGCGACGCCCGGCAGCACGGCGCGAGCCGTAGTCGGCGCACATTGGTAGCGGCGAGTCGGTCCGACGCCGACTCGGAGCAGGACGAGGACCACAGTGCGTCCGGGAAAGCTTGACCGGCGCATCGCCATCGAGCGCGCGGCCGTCGTCCAGAACGACCTCGGCGAGGAGATCGAGAGCTGGTCCGTGTGGCAGACCGTATGGGCGGAGGTTTTGCCGCTCGACGGCTCCGAGCGCTGGCAGGCGCAGGAGGTCATGGCCGAGGCGCCGACGCGGTTTCGCCTGCGCTGGCTGCCGGGTCTCGGCGTCGAGGATCGCATCCGCTGCGAGGACCGGCTCTACGACATCCACTCGATCAACGAGATCGGCCGCCGCCGGGCTCTAGAAGTGCTGGCCAAGGCGCGGGCCGACCAGACGGCGGGAGCTTGAGGACAGATGCTGCGCCTGCGAGTCGACGGGCTCCAGGAGCTCGAACGCAATCTCCATGAGCTGCCGCGTTCGGTAAGCAAGCGCGTGGTGCGCCACGCGCTCCGCAAGGGCGGCCAGCCGATCATCGAGGCGGCTCGCGCGCGGGCGCCGGTCAGGACCGGTGCGCTGAAGGCCTCGATCGGCGGCGGCTATCGCCTGAGCAAGCGACAGAAGCGGCTGCATCGTAAGGCGTCGGCCGAGGAGTATTTCGTCGGCGCCGGCGGCAAGGGCGCGCGCCATGCGCATCTGCAGGAGTTCGGCACGGTGCATCACGGGCCCCGGCCCTTCCTGCGGCCGGCCTTCATGGCCGAACAGGGCGAGGCGCTCCGGATCGTCGCCGATGAACTGGGCAAGGCGGTGATGCGCGCGGCGAAGCGGCTGGGCGCCAGTGTCAGGCGATAGTGTCCGGCGATGATCGAGGAGGCCCTGCGCACGGCGCTGGCGGGCGACGGCGCTATCGCCGCGCTGGCCGGCACGCGCATCCATTGGGCCGAGCGGCCGCAAGGGAACGCCCTTCCGGCCATTATCCTGCACCGCATCGCCGGTGGCCGGGATTACCACGGCGCCGGCGCCAGCGGGCTCGTGCGCTCGCTGGTGCAAGCAGACTGCTGGGCCGCGACCTACACGGACGCCAAGGCGCTGGCGCGGGCGGCAGCGTCGGCCCTGAGCGGTCTCGCCTCCACGATCAGCGGCACTCAGTTGCAGGGCGTCTTCATTCGCTCCGAGCGCGACATGGCGCCCGAGCCCGGCGGCGGCGCGGAGCGCTACCACCGCGTCAGTCTCGACCTCGAGATCTGGCACGACGAGTAGCCGTCACTAAAACCAGGAGAATGACCTCATGACCACGAGCGCGCGCATCGGCTATGGCGTCGCCTTCGCCATCGGCGATGGTGGTGACCCGGAGACCTTCACCGACGTGGCGGAGGTGACCAGTGTCACGCCGCCGAGCCTCAGCATGGACACTGTCGCCGCCACGCACACCGACAGCGAGGAGGGCTGGCGCGAGTATATCGCCGGGCTGCTCGACGACGGCGCTCCTCACCAAGCTGAGCTCGCGCGCCGCCGGCAACTTCCGCATCACCTTCCCCGACCTGACGGCCTGGGAGTTCGCCGGCTTCTGCACCGGCTTCGAACCGGCCGCGCCCGTTGAGGACAAGATGTCGGCGACCGCCACCTTCAAGCTGACCGGCAAGCCCGGCTTCATCGCGTGAGGTGTTGACCGATGGCCAATCCACATAGGGGCGAGGCGCGCTTCGAGACGGGTGGCAAGACCTATACGCTCCGCTTCGACATCAACACGATTTGTGCGCTCGAGGAGTCTCTCGATCTCGGCATTACCGAGATCGGCATGCGGCTCGCCGATCCGAAAGCCGTGCGCGTGGGGCTGCTGCGCGCGGTACTGCACGCCGGCCTCCAGCGCCACCATACGGACATCGATATTGCCGCCGCCGGCGACCTGATGGCCGAGGCGGGCGTCGAGGAAACCATGAAGGCAGTCCAGACGGCTTTCGAGAGAGCGTTCCCGCCGGCGGGGGACGGCGAAGCGCGCCCTCCCAAGGGGAGCAAGGCGACGCCTGGCGCTGGACCGAGCTCCTGAGCGGCTGGCTGGAGACCGGGCTCGACGAGGCGCGTTTTTGGACCTCGACGCCGCGTGAGGTCGAGCGCGCGCTGCGCGCCAAGGCCGTGGCTCACACCCAGGCAGCGATGCGGGACATGGCGCTCGCCTGGCACGTCGCCGCCTTCAGCCGCACGAAAAGGCTCCCGCCGCTCGACGGCATTCTCGCGCGCCTGCGCCAGTCGGCCGAACGCGCCCGTCGCCACCGGCCACAGACCTGGCAGGAGCAACTGGCAGTGGTCGAGACCATCAACGCCATGTTCGGCGGCGCCGACCGCAGGAAGCACAAGAAGGGCTGACCCATGCAATCGGTGATCGGGGCACTCCGCGTCATCCTGGGGGCGGACACGGCCGCGCTCGAGGAGGGGCTGACCCGCGCCCAGCGGCACGCCAACGCTTTCGGCCGCCAGATGGAGCGCATCGGCGCGCGCATGCAGCGCGTCGGCACGAGCATCAGCATGCGCCTCTCCGCGCCCGTCGCGGGCCTCGGCGCCCTGACCCTCAAGGTAGCGGCCGACTTCGAGGCCGCCATGAATCGCGTGCAGGCGGTGCTTCAGCCGACGGCGGACGAGTTCGCGGCCCTGCGAGACCTTGCCGCCGAGCTCGGCCGCACCACGCAGTTCACTGCCGCGCAGGCCGCTGACGGCCTGGAGATGCTGGCGCGCAACGGCCTCAACGCCACCCAGATTCTGGACGGTGCCGCGGAGGCCACGCTCAGGCTCGCCGCAGCGGCGGGATCGGAGCTGGCGCCGGCGGCCGATGTCGTCACCGACCTGATGCTGAACTTCAGCCGAGAAGGCGCGGACCTCGGCCGCGTGGTCGACAACATCGCCGGCACGCTCTCGAAGTCCAAGCTCGGCTGGGAAGACTACGCCCAGGCGATCGGTCAGGCGGCGGGCGCGGCCGGGCCGCTCGGCATGAGCCTGGAGGATATGAACGCCGCGCTCGCTGCGACCGCGCCCTCTTTCGCGAGCGGCGCGGAGGCCGGCACCTCGTTCAAGGGCTTTCTCTTGCGTCTCGTGCCGCAGACGGACGAGGCCCGCGCCATCATGGAGCGGCTGAACCTCCAGTTTTTCGACGCCCAGGGAAACCTGAAGAGCCTGGCCGCGATCGCCGAGAACCTGCGCACCTCCTTCGCCGCCCTCA